TAGTTGTCCTTATACTTGAACTTGGTTTATATCTTAAATTCTTACTTTCAATTTCAAATATATTTTTTAAACCATTCGCGTTGTCATTCTCTCCAGGAATAAGATATATTGATTTAAATTCATCATCGCTCATTTCTTTTTCATCATATGGAGTTTTTAATAATTCTGAAGCATATGCTTTTTCTGGTGAATTAGGCAATGAATCTAGAAAATCATAGAGCCAATCTCCGTATTCGGGTTCAGAATACATCCTTGCTAAGTTTAATTCTGCCATAACCGTATCATCATGCCGCGCTATTCCTTGCCATTTACCTTTTAATCTTCCAAAACAATTGAATTCATAATATGTTTCTTCTTCTGTTGGTATGATAGTTTTTCTATCTATAAGTTTCTTACCTAATTTAGCAAAGAATTCTTTATCTGATCCTATTCTGAATCCTGGTTTCTTTCTCGGAGAACGTACTCCAGGAATAGGAGCAGAATGATGAGATTTCATAATCATTCCTTCATTGAATTTATCATGACTCCTAAATTCTTTCAGGAAAGATTTTCCATTAAAATTCATCTCAACAACCATTTTAACAACATCCTCATGTAGTTGATCAAACACAACGGCCTTGCATACTTTTGCCAAAACATCTTCATCGTTATTATTATCTCTATACAATCCAACTTGTTCTATACGAAACATATTTTCTATTTTGTGCTCATCTCTTCTTAATGTTTTTAATTTAGACAAACTTTTTAATTTAACTTGATGAATTGATGCAATATTATAATCACTATCCTTTTTTTCTTCTGGATCTTTACCATCCGCTATATCTACAGATATAACAAATCTATCTGTTTTTAAATTCATATCTCTATTAGGATCAAAATCTTTTCTCCAGAATAATTTTTCATAGAGTTCTGAATCTAAATCAGTTTTCTTTAATTCTTTATATTCATAAGGAAATATCGAACTAAGTCTTTTTAGCCAACGAAGTTGATCTCCATTTAATAAATTATTTGTTTTTATATCGAATTTAAGTTCAAATTCTTGTGCAAAAAAATCTTCACCAAAATCTCTTCTTAATTTATCGGCCCATTTCTCGTCATGCCCTGGAATTTCATAATAATCTACTCTTTTATGATTAAATGAATTTTGTCCTTTTACCGCTTTATCCCATATCTCAAAGAATAAATTATCTTGACCATATGGTGTTGACGATATAATACATTGAGAAACTAAAGATGATGAGAGAGTAGGATAAACAGCTCTCCAGAATTCTCTTGCCGTATTTTGTTGAATATGAGCAAATTCATCTATGTATAAAACGTGGATAGTAAAACCTAAAGCAGACGTTTTTGTAGTTGTTTGCGATGTTAACATACAACCATTGTCAAGTCTCATTCCAGTTGCTCCTGCGCTGACAATACCCGGTTTAAGAAAAAATGGTAATCCTTTAAAAACATCTATTAATTTAGATACAATTTCAGTGGTTGTAACGAATTTGTTGGCTAAAATAGCAAGATTACGATCTGTGTGGAAACAAAGATACCAAGCAAAGTATGCCACAATCGTCGTGGTCTTTCCCGACTGACGGCTTGAGAGAATAATTTCGCTTCTAATTTTAGGTCCAAAATCTTTTAATTCATTTATCCAAACTTCTTCTGCCAGAGTAGACAAAACATCTCTTTGAAATGGATATAATTCCACGGTAATTCTGCCATAATCAGTCATGAATCTACAATATCTTTCTACGAAATATTCAGCATTATCTGAACATTTATTAAATTCTGCTACTTCTTCATTAGTTAATTGAAACATAATATTTGCGGCCTTTAATTCGGGATTTCTTTCGTAGAAACACCCAAGGTCGCTGAATATACCTTGGCGCATCCTATTTATAGTCTCATTAACTGTTTTAGTATTCCATATAATTTGTTTAGTCTGCATTATTGTTGGTTACTTCAACATCTTCAATATTTTGTTGAGCCATTTTTAATTTTTTAGTCTCTCTTATTAATTCCTTTGTACCTAAAGCAATTATTCCTTTATCGTTTCTCTGTAAATTTCCTTCACCTAAGGCCGCATTTTGATTTTTTTCTCTAACATCATCTTTAAGATCCCGATACGTCATTTTAATTGCTTCCACAGTTTGAAGCAATTGTTTGTTCAATTCCCCAATTGTCTTAGAGAGCTGGCCAAAGACTTCGAACATCCTAGGGTGTGTTGCCCCAGATCTAACTTCTTCCATAAGAGTAGTTTGCATAGTTTTATTAACCTCTAATTGATAAAGCATTCCAGCTAATGAAATAACATCTACTTGCATTTTATTCTTAAAATATGGATTTTCCCTGACCAATTCATCTGAAAGCATAAAACCTGTAACTGTATAAATCAATTTCTTCGCTTTTCTATCACAGATTTTTTGTAATTCATCAAAATCAAGCGTGAATGTGGGATCCATTTTAAGTTCAGAAGCGTCAATAACCTCATTGCCGATTTTTTCTGGACTTGAGTTTATAATCGCTTCAAGTTCAGAACGTTCATCTCTAATTTTCATATGTGTTTATTTATTAAATATATATTTACTTTTGTTTGGAGATATACGGCAATTTCCTTAAATCTTGATCACAATTATCCAAAATCAAACTTTGGTCACTGTCCCTGGTGAAAAATGAGAGAAGTTCCAAATTTTGTTTTTCTTCCTCGATCGTAGTTTTAAATAATCTTATATTTGTAGCATATGTTGGAGATTTATCGACTACGTATTTAGTGATAGAAACATATTCAGGCACAAATCTCAAGGTTTCATAATATTTAATTCTAAGTTTTGCTGATTCATCGGTTGGGTGTTGTTCCCAAATGTATACATTATATTGTTTCCATGTGTTTCCTATATTCACAACTACTCCATACCACTTATTATCATCCAATAAATCATCCATAACAAGGATATATTCTTGAGTTCCATAATTGACTTTAAAATATTGATTAGCATATATGGCTGCTTTAAATCCTGAACCCGAAGAACTTCTTCCATCTAAAAGAACAATTGGATCTTTGACTTTCATTTTGTATCCCTTGTAAGATGCCCAACTTGAACTTATTGACAATAAATGGGTTTCAACAGCACTATCTATTTCACAGAAATATATTCCATTAACTGAATTACTTTCATCAATTACTTTGGCATAAAAATTAAGAGCTCCTGGTCTTGATATTACAAAGGTATCATTTAAATTAAATCTCTTTGTCCCTTTCACCTTTATCTTATAATTAGCTGGATATGTAATCGTAACATCTTTTTGAATCCAAATGACATCATATTCTTCAGTCACTGATCTTGGCATCACCCATTCACATATTGCTCTGTCGAACGTTTCTGTTATTTCATCACCAGTCGGATTTTTATATTCCACTGCATCATACATTTTAGATGTGTTTAGATCATAAAAACTTTGAGCGACAATAGTTCCATAAAACTCGACATTACTTGTGATAATTTTAAGGTCATCATCGAGAATTTTATACTTATCTCTTTCTGTAGAATTAAATTGTGACATTTGTTTATCATCAGTTAATTTGGCCATTTCGTTACCTAGGGCCTCTCCAAAGATCTCTTGTTCTGAGACAGTATACATATCAATAGTCTCCTTAACTTCACTCCCTTCTTTCCTGGATGCCTCAGGCATGTACTTACGAAGATTCACGACCCATGTAGTCTCTTGTTCCATAAATCCTCTTTTAAGATATGAAGACTCAACCTGGTAGAGCTTATGTGGCATTGGTAAATATACAATATCTTTCTTTTGGGGAGCTGTTCCAAATCCGGCTATTTCCTCCCAGTATTTCTTATCTATCTGTACCTCTAATGGGACTTGATATTCCAAACCCATTAAGTCATATTGATATTTAGAATCTGGGAAATTACCATCAGGGACAACAACCTTTAAGCAGAGAGGAGCATCTTCTACGCTAGATAATGTATACTCTTGAAAGATAACGTCTTTAGATCTTTGTTGAGGAACTGCTCTAAACCATCTAGCATCTATCCCAAACATTTTATTAGCTACATTATTAAAAACATTAAATGTTTGGATAGCAGAGAGAGCATAATTTGGATTAAAAATATCTAATGCTGATTGAGATAAGTTGACTTGTATTGCTCCTGTATTTGCCGCCTGAGAAGCAGGATCGGCCATACTCATATTCTTGTTATCTGGACAATTCTCGGCCATTTAAAATGTTCTTTTATTATTTATTCGCGAAATTAAAGCTACCAGTACTTTTTGGGACAGCCATTAATGGAAACGCCCTTTTCATCTAATTTGTAAATGACCTTGGTTTTTGCGTCAACAATACATTTACATATAATACATTGCCGAGTTGATTTCTTAAAGAAAATACATTCTTTACAAATTGTTAATCTATCTGTAAATAATTTTTGTTGTTTATTTCTATATTTTTTACATATGGAAAATCTTAATAAATTAAAATACCCTTCAATTATATTTGATAACAT